CGCGTATAGCGTGTCTTCCTCGATGCTTGTGAAGTGATTCTTCGCAGCAGAAAGGAGCTCATATCATGTCTGAATTCCAGAGGATCAGGTCCTTCGGTGATATATACGGGAGCAATCCCGGTATATACTTCGATGTACCTGTAAGGGTTACTAACCCCGGGGGAGGCCTAATTTATTTAGGCAACGCCGGAGGTGGTCCTTATTCGTTCCTGCAGTATAATCCCCAAGGTTTCATAATTGATACCGGCGGGAAGATATTGCATGATCGATATGGGGACTTCGTCCCGCGTAAAAGGTTCACTTCGAGTGGTGTATACCACAACAAAGTGACCTGGAACGCCCCTCTTCTGCCCGACTATCGGGTCTATCGCAACGATGATGACAGTTATGTCCTTCGCGTTGAGATACTGGGAAATCGTCCACGTGTTGCAATAGGTGGGATACCTGTTGCCATGTTCGACGACCCAGGAAGCGCAAGCTTCGCAGAAAATCAGATCATGATGCCGCAGTTACCCGGTGACGAGCGTAGTACTCTTTGTCTTGAAGCATTTAATTACTTCAATGACGTATTCCCTGAAACTCTTCCAATTGGTGAGTTTCTACAGGGTTTCTCTCAATTAAAGGATTTACTTCCTAAAATTGAAAAGAGTATCACGAAAACTATCTCCGGAGGCTATCTAAACGAGAAGTTTGGTTGGGAAAACCTACTTACCGATTTAGAGGCCTTAGGTGGCTTATTCGCCCACACAATGGAGCGAATGGATTACCTACGTCGAACGTATGGTAAACCGCAGAGGATGGGCTTTTCGCGCCCTAACTGTTGGGAACCAGATTCTCTGGAGCCCTTCAGTCAGGTGCATAGAGTATATCCTCCTGACAATGCCACTGGAGCTAGGGTCAGTCTGCAGAACTATCGTTGTGATTTTAGAGCGACTTGTAAAATTTACCAGACGCTCGATTACATCGATGGCTTTACAGGTTTTCTACGGGTGATGACTGGGGAACTAGGGTTGAACAATCCTGTCAAAACAATTTGGAATATGCTCCCAATGAGTTTTGTCGTGGATTGGTTTTTCAACGTTAGTTCTCAGCTAGACAGGCTTACTAGACTGAATCCTGCCGAGGGATGGAACGTCTTTGACGTAACCCATTCCTTGACGTATACAGCCGAGTATCTTGTCCAACCAGCTGGCTATGACGAAGTGACGTATTACTGGGTTTTCGACTCAGACGCCACTGGATCTGCTACCAGACATCAATACATGCGGTACTTGGGTCTTTCCATTGATCTGGATGCGCTCGAACCAGATAATTTATCCCCAAACGAGCTCGCCTTGTTTCTAGCCCTGCTTCATCAGCTGGGATAGAAGCTCAATTAAACAGGAGCCTACCTCTACATGCTTACATCTACACTTACATTGGATGACGCTTCCGGCGATGAAGTCACTTACGCCTTGATTTCTCAAGACGCAACTGGTTCTATTCGCCGCGATACCGCCTCGACCAACGCCGAACCCGCGAGTCTGACTATTCGTCATTCGCGAGCCGGCAAAGGCCCAAACGTTATCGATCGACATCTAGTTCAGTTCTCTCGAACAGAAATAGATGCGAATGGCGTGCCGAGGACTGCTATCGTAAACTTTACGATGGCAGTTCCTCAGTCGACCGTGTTTACCAACGCCGAGGTAATCGATCTAGTGAGCAACTTGATCGATCTTATCTCGGATGGCGGCTTTACCACATCAGGTATTGCCGGTACCACGGCGCTCACTCAAATACTTCGAGGCGAGAGCTAGTGTTGCGTAAAATTGCAACATTCGCTACTGCTTTGTTGTATGTTGTGTTACTAATCGTTGTCATCATCTTATTGACGATGGACGATATACAGCTACCGTGAGAGTAGATATAAACAGCAACTATATGTTGAATATAGTTGAGAATAAAGGTATCTCTCATTTTAGCCTACGCATCGTTGAGGTTGGCCTTGGATAGGAGTCCTAATTGGAACCTACGAAAAGCCAAGTCGACGTATACGTTGACCTGTTTGAGCATTTGCTCCGCTGCGATCCACTTCGTGTCGCATCAAGTAAGTCCTTAGAAAAGGACATTATGACTTTACGTCATCGTGTCCAATTCGAAGGTTTGTCTTTCCTTACTAAGACTCTTCCTAAGTTAGGAAAAGCTTTAGATAATGGATTGGCATCAGGTTCGTTCTCTATTCCTAGTGAGTTTCATCATTCACATGGGAATAGTAGTATACCCGCATTTATGCAGGCATACTTTAACGGCCTATTTGATGCAAATGGCACGCTCTTGGACAATTCAGATCCTTTTGCAGTGAAACATCTGCGCCAGGTTCTGTTTTTCGCGTACAAGCTTGAGTTGCCGTTTCAGGAGGATCAAAAGGCGTCCGTCGTGGATGCCTTTATATCTACTGAGGGAGAACTTGAGCTGCCTGATGATGTTGAAACTCGAGAAATTCTCGAAGTATCATCTTTCATCATCGAGTCTATATTTAAGGATTTTGATCCTAAAGATATAGTGCCGCGACATGGTCCAGGTGCTGTCGCTACTGGCGAACGCATGGAAGAGAAGTGGGATTTCTCACGACTCTATGATGCAATTCATCAGCAGTACCCCTACTATGATTATTTCATAGCGGGAGGTAGTAAAGAGCTGGAGGATCGATTGGATTGGTACAAATCGTTGCGTCGTCTTAAAACAGGCGTCGCAAAAGTTGTACTAGTTCCAAAAGATTCCCGCGGTCCTCGGCTTATCTCTTGCGAACCCCTTGAATATCAATGGGTTCAACAGGGTCTTGGCCGGAAGATTATGAGTCACCTCGAAAGCCATTGGCTAACAAAGGGACAGATTAATTTTGTCGATCAATCAGTCAATCAAAAGTTGGCACTATCGAGCTCGCTCGATAATGTCTTCTCTACGATTGATCTGAAAGATGCGTCGGACCGAGTGTCAGTCGACCTTGTTGAGAAACTCTTTAAAAGAGTTCCTCAGCTGAGCAAGGCCCTACTGGCATGTCGGACGAGTGCGACACTACTCCCTGATGGGAGAGTTCAATTACTCAGGAAATACGCGCCCATGGGGTCAGCACTATGCTTTCCCGTTGAAGCACTTGTTTTCTGGGTTTTGATCGTCGCATCCATCAGCCGCTACCGAAAGGTTAGACAGCGTGATGTGGGAAAAACTGTGTTCGTCTATGGGGATGATATAATCCTCCCTCGAGAGTCTGCACAGTACAGTATTCAACAACTAGAGAGATTTCGACTAAAAGTCAATCTCTCCAAGTGTTGTATCTCTGGCTCCTTTCGCGAATCTTGTGGCACTGATGCTTTCAAAGGCATTAAGGTCACACCTATTCGCTTAAGGACGCTTTGGAGCGGACGCAAGTCAGACGGATCTGCCTATGTGTCCTATATTTCCTTAGCTAACATGTTAGCTGAGGAGTATGGGGCTTGTAGCGACTTTCTTTGGAAGATTATTGAGAAAACGTATGGTAAGATACCATACGGAACTTCTCGATCGTCCTTCCCTTGTAAAGTCGTAGCCGACCCTGACGTAGCCGAAGATGAAAATCGACGACTATTCAGGACTCGGGTCAGCAGAAACTACCAACGGGTCGAGTTTTACCTTCCTTTCTCAGCCACACGGAGAAAGAAGAGTAAGCTCGACGGTTGGCACCGTTTGCTACGGAATTTTACAATTCCGCCTTACGGTGACCCGTCTACCATTGTTGTCCCACGCTCAATGTTAATCAAGCGTGGGTGGGCCTCAGTTCTCTAACGAGAACGAGAAGGAGAAGTAGAAACTCCTACAGAGACAGTATACATTTGCAG